GTGTTTTAGTGGCAGATATTGCTTCTGGTGACATGCTTAAGTTTTCGGAGCCCTACGGCCTATTAGACACCGATACAATTTTAAACAGTGCATACAAGCCAGCCCATTTTGATTGTTTGAATCAAATAAGAGAAATATTTTACAATATCTACAATCGCTACAAAGTCAAAAGGTATACTGTATCTACGCATGTTTATCCGAACAGAAGAAAAACAATTACTGTAACTCCAAAAATCTATTCTTACAACGACTTTTTGAAAGAATATGACGACAACTACTTTTTGAATTTGTACTGCAAATTGAGATTTATAGAAGAAGAGTCACATTTCACAGAGGATGAAATATTCCGCCTGACTGACGACACACTTGAGTTAGCAAAAGAGAATATGAGTAAAGCAATCATGGCATTTGAAATTATTATCAACAAAACATTTGACTATCGCGGATCTTTGAGTTATCATAAGATGAGGCTCGACAAAACGAGGGAATAGTGTATTTTCAGGCGCTTGATGATAAAACAAATTGTATAGGCATTTATTTTGACGGAAGGTTGATTTTCGACGAAAGCATGTTTCCAAATACCCTGTCTGGCATGAAAACGTGGAAATATTCTGGCTCGATTAGAGAAGATGTTGAATATGCATGGTTTTATGCGGGTGGAAAAGGACTCGATGAAGTTTGCCCCGAGAGTTTGTCTAAAGAGCTTTCTTCAAACCAGTCAAAATTACTTGCCTTTAAGAAAGCGTTTGACATAGCTAAAATAGATTTCAGAGAACACTGTTTCTTTGAGCTTGTTCCGCATGACTATCTAAGATCATTTCTAGATATAAAAAACAAAATCACCCAGCATGTTATAGAAAATTACGAGAAACCAGAAACGTATGACCACCTTATTGCGGTTGAAAAATTGCTATATAAAATTAGATATAATGAGCTTAATGTCTCAAACAAAGATTGCCGGAATTTGTTTGTTGGCACCAATTCGCGTATCAATGCACAAAAAATATTGAAAGGTCCAAAGTATATTGATTATAATATTTACGGCACCAAAACTGGCCGACTCACGACACAGGCAAACTCGTTTCCCATACTTACAATGAAAAAAGAACTTCGGGCACTACTAAAGCCTAAGAATGATTGGTTTGTTTCTCTTGATTACAATGGTGCCGAGGTTCGTACAGTACTATCACTCCTTGAGAAGGCGCAGCCAGATTATGATGTACACGAATGGAACATGGAAAACACCCTAAAACATTTATCTCCAAAAGACAGAGAATCAGCGAAAACAATATTTTTTGCTTGGCTATATAACCCAAACTCTAAAAAAATAGAACGCTCCATCTATGATCGCGAGGCAATCCTTGATCAATATTATGATGGCAGTAAGGTCACCACACCGTTCGGCCGAAAAATTGTTGTTGACAAACAAAAGTCTTTGAACTATATTATCCAGAGTACAACAGCTGATCTTGTAAATGACCGCGCGGTGGCCATTGACAAGTTTCTCGATGACAAAGAGTCTTTTGTCTCACACATTGTACATGATGAGGTTGTAATTGATATGCCGGACAACGAAAGACACTTGATACCTCAAATAAGAGATATATTTTCAAACAATAAGCTCGACATCTTTAAGACAAATCTGAAAGCTGGGAAAGATTATTATAATTTAGGAGATTTAAATTTATGATTTCAATAATTGGAGTTGGTAACGCCGCATGCAGCATAGTTGATAAATTTAAGTCACAAAAAAACTATAAAACCTACAAGCTTGGCAGTGAAGTTGGAAAGGGCAAAAATTGTTATAAACTGAAGAATTATAAAGACCCAGAAGATTACGAGAAAAATATTCCCAACTTAGAAAAGTTTTTTAGTGACGTGTCTGATGATATTCAAATATTTGTAGTGGGCGCCTCGATGAGTTCGAACTATGTGCTTGGTATTCTTGAGCAAATCAAAGACAAATCACTCGAAGTTTTTTACATCAAACCAGACACAGATTTGTTAACTGGGGTGCCGAAGTTGTTGGAAAATATGCTTTTTGGCATTTTACAAGAATACAGTCGTTCTGGCTTGTTTAAGAGTCTCACTATTGTTTCTAATCTTGAAATTGAAAAAAACCTTGACAATGTTGCAATCAAGAGTTATTATGATTCTCTAAACGCAACTATATTTTCTGCTGTGCATTATCTCAACTTCTTCACATATACTGAACCTGAAATCGGCCAAATGTCGAGACCATCAGCCGTTAACCGAATCCGCAGCATCGGAATTCTCAATATCAATACTCTTAAAGAAAGTTGGCTTTTTCCACTTGACAGCCCACGCGAAGTATGTTATTATATCTGTATCAACGACGACAAATTAGAAACACAAGCAGGCCTACATAGGGAAATTGTAGACAAACTAAAATTAAAGCCTCGTAATGCTTTTCGTAAGGTATCTTATGGAATCTGGGGGACACACTTAAATGACTTTGGGTTTTGCGTTGCCCACACTAACGTAATACAAAAACAAATAACTCTTGACATGCTAGAGCAAGAGTAATATATTAGATATCGAGGAACGCTCGATATACTTTAGACATTAAAAAGGAGAAAAATATGTCAATCAACATGGAACTAATGAGAAAGAAACTGGCCCAACTACAAGGAAAGGCCGAAGAAGATTCGGTATGGTTTAAGCCGCAAGAAGGCGACACTGATATTCGAATTGTACCGTCAAATGATGGTGACCCTCTTAAGGAGATGCACTTTCACTATAATGTCGGTGAGCACAAGGGCGGCGTTTTGTGCCCTAAGCGTAACTTTGGAGAAAGATGCGCAATTTGTGACTTTGCATCCTCACTTTGGAAGGACGGAGTTGCCAACAACGATGAGGAAAGCAAAAAGCTTGCAAAGTCACTCTTTGTGCGCCAACGCTACTTCTCACCTGTCGTAGTCCGCGGACAGGAAAACTCAGGAATTAAGTTCTATGGATATGGTAAGCGAGCTTACGAATTGCTGCTCGGCTATATCCTAGACCCGGAGTACGGTGATATTACTGATGCACTGGAGGGAACAGATATCTCTCTCACGTACACACCACGCACCTCACCCGGAACATTTCCACAAACAAGCCTGAAGATGCGTCGAAACACGTCTACGTTGCTTGAGGATACAGAGGCTATCCCAGCCCTCCTTGACCGTATGCCCGACTTCGATAGTCTCTTTGAACGTCTATCCCCCACAGATATTGACGCTCTCCTTGACGAGCAACTTTCTGGTGACGCCAGCGCAGAAGAGCGTTCGCGAGAAACAGGAAAATACAATAATGTTGATACCCAAAATCCGGTAGACAAGGCATTTGATGAACTGATGGCAACCAAGTAATTGGTGTTTGTGATCCGCTGGCAGGCCGGTATTATAAATAGTCTGCCGCTTTATTCTATATGATAAAAAGGAGAATATTATGGAATGGTTGAGATCAACTTTGGCACGCTGGAAGGTGCAAGTTAGTTTTGTGGCAGGAGCATTAGTTGTTGCTACCGCTTACGGACAATGTAGCTTCGAGCCACCAACAGAGGAGGTTAGCAACGCTGAAACCACCACTGAAACAACCGAAGCCACAACTGTTGAAGTTTCTTCGGTAACCGAGGGCACTATCACCGAAACAAGTGATGAAACCACCGGAACAACAGAGACTACAACTGAAACAACTACAGAGTAGTAACAAAAAGCCGCTGGCAGACCGGTGTAAAGTCTGCCGCATTAAATTTTAAAAAGGAGGTAAAGTAAACATGAATAATAACGAATTAAGATATGCGAAGCTTGGGGTTTTAGTAAACAAGCTTCAGAAGAATGGCATTACAGATGAACAACTTAATGGTCTTACTGTTGGTTTTGCTGATAGCGCATTCAACGATCTTTTGTTTGGGATCTTTACTAGTAGCTCAACGAGCAACATTAGTGAACAAAATGACAATCTTAAAGTATTTGGTATTCGCGAGGTATCCAAAGTTCTTGGCGGGGTTGATTACAAGCTCATCCGCCAAGGTACAATTCCCGGT